GGCTTTATGTCGAGGGATATGACCTGAGTGGCGATGCCAATGCCTTAAATGGCCTGGGCTACACGTCCGAACTCCTCGACGTAACGACGCTCGACGTCTCAGCGAAGAAGCGGATCATCGGGATGGTCGACGGTGAGATTAGCGTCGATGCGTTCTTCGATAACGCCGCATCACACCAGCACGCGGTCTGGGCGTCTAACTCAGGCAAGCTCCCGACGGCTGATCAGGACGTTCTCGTCCCGATGGGTTCTGCGGTGGGCGATCCCTGCGTCGGAATGGTCTCTAAGGAAGGATCGTATAGCACGACCCGCTCGCCTGGTTCTGCGATCTCGGCAAGCGCAACGTATACGACCTCGGACGGGGCAGGGCTGGAGTTCGGTGTCATGCTGACCGCCCACGACGACACTCATTCCTCGGCTGGTTCTGGCACGGTGTTAGACAGCGGGGCGGCAACGACTAATGGAGCGGCCGGGTATCTCCAAATATTCAGCCTTGCCTCTGGCAGCGTCACGGTCAAGGTACAAGAATGTGCCTCCAGCGGCGGGACGTATTCCGACCTGATCACGTTCTCAACTGTGGCGGCGGCTGCGGCCCCGACAGCCGAACGGCTAGTGATGACCGGTAATGTTGCCCGGTATCTGAAAGTAACAACGACAGGGACATTTAGCAACGCGAAGATAGCACTCGGATTCACAAGACGATAGGAGGACGGAATCATGGCGAAACAGACAGGACTTGGTGACTACTTGGCCGTGGACGACTCAAGCGGCACCGTCAGAGACATCTCCAATGATATTGGGGACTACGGGATCAATATCGCGCAGGAGCTAGTTGAGACCACCGGCCTCGACAAGTCGGCGCGGGAGCGGATCACGGGCATGAGCGACGGTGATGTGAGCTTGAACGGGTTCTTCAATGCGGCGTCGAACAAGAGCCACGATGTGTTCAAGACCCGCACCGGCACCAGGACGTTCGACCTGCGGATCGGTGGGAACTCCTCAACCAATCCCAAGCTGGCGATGGAGATGCAGGTGGCGAGTTACGCGGTCACGCGGGGATCAGACGGGGCATTGACCTGGAGCGTAACTCTGAACCTCGCTGATGGCACCGTCCCCGCATGGTCGACAGTCTAGTGGTAATCCAGAGCATCAACGGGGCCAAGCCCTTCGTCATCCAAAGGCGTAGGGCTATCCTGGTGTTCGCGCAGCCTGAATACGAGGGCATCCGCATCGAGGCGCGGCTGGACGTTGATCTGAGGACGTTCCTTGACCTCCAGCAACTCGCAGGCGCATCGGATAACAACCCAGAGGGTCTCCGCTCCGCTTTCCAGATGTTCGGCGACGAGATACTGGAATCGTGGAACCTCCAAGACGAGGACGGCACGGTACTGCCACCGAACGCCGCTGGGTTCTTGTCCCTGCCTCCGACGCTCGGCACGGCGATCCTGGGCGCGTGGACGGAATCGGCAACAACGGCGGGGGAAGCCTCGGCCTCGACATAGCTCGATGGAAGGCTGTGCGAGGCGGGACGTATCAGGACGGATCGCCGATTAAGAAGCCGACAGAGCTAGAGATTGCGGAAATCGTCGACGGTATCTGTCAGCGGTATAGCTGTCTCCCGTCGGCGGTGTTGGCAGAGGATGTCGGGGTATTGCGCCTGCTCGCAATCGTGAGCGAAGGCAAATTGGAGGACGAATCGAGTGGCTAATACCGTCACGATCACGGTCGACGCCGACACAAAAACGGCTGAGAAGAACGTCAAAGGCATGGGGACGAAATTCCAGTCTGCCATGAAGGGCGTTGCTGTGGCTGCGGGGGGTGTGACGCTGGCGGCTGGAGCGGCGGCGGCATTGGGCCAGGAATACCAAGAGGCTACCAACACGATCGCCGCCGGAACCGGTGCGACCGGGGAGCAACTGGAAGGGCTGAACCAGTCATTCAAGGATGTCTGGGGATCAGTTCCACAGGACGCCGCAACGGTCTCAGCGGCAATCGCCGACGTTAATACTGAGATGGGTTTGGAAGGCGAAGCCCTGGAGAGTGTGACCACGGCGTTTTTGGACGTGTCGCGGGCGATGGGCGAGGACGCCTCGCCGATGATTAAATCGGTCGCCGATGCGATGATCGCGATGGGCGAGCCAGCAGAAAATACGAAAAAATTCCTCGATGAGTTAACCACCGCATCCCAGGCTTCCGGCGTACCGATGACTGAATTAGCAGACTCGGTCGTAAAGTTCGGCCCGCAGTTGAACGAACTAGGCTTACCATTGACCGATGCAACAGCCCTGATCGCCAACATGGAAGCGAAGGGTCTTGATACTGGAAAGATGATGCCGGGATTGAATACCGCCATCAAGAAATTAGCAGACGAAGGCGTAACAGACATAACGGGCGGGCTACAGGATGCAATTGCAGAGATAGAAAACGCCGAGACAGACGCCGAGGCTATGGGAATAGCGATGGACTTGTTCGGGGCCGGTGCAGGTCTCCGATTCAAGGACGCGATAGATAAAGGGGCGTTCTCAACCGCCGATTTAGTCGCGGCAATGGAGAACTCCGAGGGCAAGGTGTCCGACCTCGGTGAGACCACCCTGACGATGTCGGACAAGATGGACACGATGAAGAACAAGGTCAAGGGTTCGCTGGCTCCTATTGGAAACATGGCTACGGCCCTCGGCCCGATGGTGATGATGATCCCGGCGATTGCCACCGGCATCTCCGCGATGGCAGCATCTCAGGTGATAGCAACGGCGGCGACCTGGCTCCAGACGACGGCGATGGCGGCGTTGAACCTCGCAATGGGGCCGATTGGCCTGATCATAATCGGAGTGGCCCTGGCGATCGCTGGAATTGTTCTGGCGATTAAGAACTGGGACAAGATCACCGCCGCGCTCAAAGTTACCTGGGACACGGTCTGGAACGGGATCAAGTCCTTATTTGATACGGTCATGGGCAAGCTGAAGGCAGTGTTCGATTCCAAGCTGGGCTGGCTCCTACCCGGCGGTGCGCTGCTCAAAGCAATATTCTTCTTGCGCGATAACTGGAAAGAGATTTGGAACGGGATGAAAGGTGTCGTCACGGCTATCGCGAATCCGATAATCGGTATAATCAACACTGTAATCGGCGCAGTGAATTCTCTATTTGAAGCCTTGAAGAAGGTGCAGTTTGGATGGGAAGAAAAGAAAAAACTGGGCATCACCGTTCTCCCAGCCTTCCAGTTTGCACCGTTCAAGAATATGCCGACGATCCCGAAGATTCCAGCGATGGCAAAGGGCGGGATCGTAACGTCACCGACCCTGGCGATGATCGGAGAGGCCGGGCCGGAAGCGGTCGTTCCTCTGGGGCGCGGCGGTGGTGGCGTGGGTGGAGTGACGATCAACATCCTCGGCCCGACCTACGGGTTCGACGATTTTGAGGAGAAGGTAACCGAGGCGATCCAAGACGGCGTTCGCCGGGGCGGGTTCGGCGGCATCCTAGCGACAGCGTAGAGGTACACGATGGCAAACGAACTCAAGCACGGCTCAGTCGGAACCGAACTGACCCAGGCCGAATGGGAAGCGGTCGGGGCGCATGTATTCGCAAACCAGGCGGCGGGAGACATCCTGTACGCCATCAGCACCTCCCAGTTATCTCGACTGGGGAAACAGGCCGACAATACCGTCCTCCATCTCGCGTCGGGTATCCCTGCATGGTCGGCGACCCTGGCAGGGCTGACCCTTACGACTCCGACGATAAGCAGCACCGGATTCGCCAACGCGAACCACGCTCACGCGGCATCGAATAGTGGCGGGACAGTCGCCGCCAGTGCATTGTCCGGCACGTCCCTGGCGTCGGGTGTTGTCACGACCTCCGCAACGACTGTCGGCGTCCTAAACTCCGGCAGCATCAACACCGGATTCGGCAACATCGACAACGGCTCCAGCACGCTAGATACCGGAGCCGCTACGGTGGCAAGCCTCGACGTTTCCAACGGCTCTCTGCTCAACGTCGGCAATGCTAACAGCGATTGGGACAGCACCTCGCTCCGTGTGGCGGTAGATACGTTCTCCGCAGCCACTAAGCACATGGTAGTTGGACACACGGCGACAGTCACAGGTACTCATGCCGCTACCTTTGAAGTCCTGGGGACAGGATTAGGTTCAGCACAGGCAAATATCGGTGTATGGTCGGCTGATGCGTATGGGCCAGCAGTCACATTTATCAAGAGCCGCCACGCCTCCATAGGCTCAAATACCATAGTGCAAGACAACGACCTCGTCGGGCGCATGATATATATGCCCGATGACGGGACGGATTTTGCTACTAGAGCCGCCCAGTTCCACGCAGAGGTAGACGATGCCAGCCCAGCCACTGGTGATATTGGCATGTCATTTGTGTGGCAACAGATGGCAGGCGGTGGTGGTGCGCTAGCGGAGACGATGCGGCTGAGTGCGGCTGGGAAACTCAGCGTTGCAGGCGGCTTAGAAAGCGTCGGAGCATCTGGGAACGATTGGACGGCAACGACACTATCGCATGACGGCACGGGCGGCACTCATCTCGCTGGCGGGTTCTCGACACAGCGCAGGGATACGTCAGGCACGAATACAGCGGCTGGCGTTTTTCGATTTGAGAACCGGACAGACGGGGACATGGCTGACGGCTTCGGGTTACACATCCAGTTAAAGATTGGAGATGCAGCCGCCACCGAACAGAATTGCGTCGAACTTGAGGCCATACGAGCGGGAGCCGATAACAGCGGACAGTTTGCGGTAAATGTTTACGACGCGAACACTCGGAACCAGGGCATGATTCTGACGAAGACGGGCGTTCTAAGCGTTGACCTCAGTGGCTCCGGTTCCGCAGCCCAGGTCGATTTATTCGACGAGTACGACGACGCAACGGAGTTGCAGAGATTCGCGTATTCGGGCGAGGGCGTCGAAGATTTAGTGCCGGAGGTCACCGAGGAGCAACGTCTGGCGAATCGGGAGCGAATGGTCGAGATGGGTATACTGATACCAGTCTCTGAGGCTTCCAGCGGTTACCATATGCGGATTCAGCCGTTGACCAGACTCCTGGCTGGTGGTATCTACCAGAACCGACACCGGATGGACTCGCAGTATGAGGAACTGAACAAACGCCTTGAGGCGATAGGAGCATAGAATGGCAACGAACGAGGACGTGCGCGAACATCTACAGGAGTTGAGGGATTCGGTGAACAGTGCCATCAACACGGTCGCGTCGTATCAGCAGGTGGGGACGCAGTTGACCTCGGCTAACCAGGCCGCATCGCTTGCGAGGGTAACAACCGTCCCAACGGCTCGACAGCACGCCTCCGACTGCGCGATTTGCACGGCATGGGATGGGTCTGTTCGTCCTGTAGAATCTGAATAAGGAGTAACAAATGGCAGCGAACGAAGGCATCACCGATGCCGACTTGCAGACGCTACTCTCGCAGAACGTACTCGCCGCCGAGCAATTGCGACGGATCATAGCCGAGCGAATTCGTGGTGAGTTGCAGGCTGAACTCGATGCGCTCAAGTCCGCGAGCAACGGCGCGGTTGCCGAGACCGAGGCCCTTGTTGAGATGGCATAATGTCCGCCTCCTATACCCTGCTCGTTGACTGGAACAACGACGGGGATTTCACCGACGCGAACGACGACATCTCCGGCGATACCCTGTCGGTGACATGGAGTCGTGGTCGGGATTATGCCTCGGCCCTCCAGGGCAGAAGCGTCGCCGGTAAACTGACCGCGACGCTGATCAACACCGGCGGCAAGTACAGCCCCAGCAATACATCCTCGGCCCTGACGGGTAACATCCTCCCAGGCCGATCGATCAAACTCCAGGCCGGGTCGGGTAGTTTCGACTACACATTCCCGATTGCGTTCAACGATGGCGTCCGGTGGAAGGGCAAACTCGACCGGATAAAGCCCTCTCCGGCGGCACTAGGCCGCAAGACGGCGACCCTCACGGCGTTCGGTACGCTGGGATACCTCAACCAGTTTGAGACCCAGCTAGCCTCCCAGACCAACAGGCGCACCGATCAAGCTGTCGGGGACATCCTCGACGACGTGGGCTGGACATCTGCCGGAGATCGCGACCTCGACACCGGCAAGACTACGATCAGCCGATTCTGGATGTCGGGCAAGAAGACCATCGACGCGCTCAGACTGGTCGAGGAAGCGGAAGCCGGGTT